GTAATACGGTTTTTCGTTATCTCGTTGTCGGCGATTGCCGGCGAATTATAATATCCGTTTAGTTGCGAAAAAACATTGCCATGTGTGATTTGCACATTCTCGCGGTCGGGTGTGTCGCTCCAGCCTGCTGGGGTCAATGCGCTGCCGGTAGGCTTGCTTGGCTTTTCAAAGGAATAACGATAGACAAGGCGGTTGCTATCTCCATTTACACCATTAACGCCCTGTGCCACTACACCCCAATATACGGAATCCGTTGGCAAGTGTCCTTTTGTCGGGGTATTATGAATATAGCGATAGGTAGCGGTCGCTCCGTCCGGGGTCGTGTAGCTTACCTCGTCATTCCGATAATAGATATAGCTTGCGTTCCATACACCACGATATACACCCAAAGGCGAAACATCGCCACTCTCGCTTACAACGCTTACGTTCTTTAAGGATATGCCATTGTCCCGGCTAACATTCCAGTCGATAGAGCTTGAGGCATCCCCTATACGAAATTTGTTTCCGTCCAAGTCCAGATAGCACTCACCATCGCTTGTTACGATACGACCCGTGGTAATGGTGTTGCCATTGATACGGGTAAAGCCATAGGTAGTTTGGAAATCACGGAAATTATCATCGGAGTAGAGCGTTGAGAGAATCCCCACAAGGAAATAGTAGTTGTTGGGGTCATCGGTCGGCTCAAACTTATATTGGGTCTGGGTCATTATCCATGTGCCGGTTTCTCCATTCTTGGAGCATTTGGCAAATAGATAATACCCTGCTGTGCTTGGCAACTCAAAGGCAACCGCGCCCATTTGCCATGCCCTAATTTTGTTCGGGTCAATGGTAAGGTGCGACAATATGCCGGCTGAGGCGGCAAAGCGATTAGGATTGCCGCCATAGTTGGCTTGGAGAATTACCCCGGTTAACACAAACTGCTGGCTTTTTGAGCCAACTGTCAACATATTAGTGTCTATCGAGTTGGGGCGTATATTGTCAGTATCGAAAAAGCCGTCAGTGTCATAAACCATGTTGCGCAAGTCCTCGGTGGTACGCCAACCACGGCGGGCTTTATTGAGGTCGCGTAGTCGATTGTTGGTGATTATCTGCTCATGGTCTATAACCGTTAGAACCGTCTGGGTTGAGATTGAAATTGCTGTCGTATCGGAGAGGGTCAACTGATAGTCATGCTCCAACAAAAGATTGCGAGTAATCTTTTGTATGCGGATTTGTTTTGCTATTCCGAAACGGTCATCTTTTACAGGCACAAAATCGCCAACCTTGAATACACATACCTCCGCATCGCGGCTCAACGCCTCAAGGAAATATAGGCGGTCCAGCGTAAGCGAATATTGCGCTTTGGCTTGGGTCGCAGGCTTGAAATCATCCATGCCGGCATACCACAAATCTTCCTCGGCATTTTGCTCGTAACTTTCGGGCAGAAATATATCGGTAATCTTGTAGGTATCACCTATCCTTATGCGATATGCCTCGGTGTCGGTCGTAGGTATGGTAAGGCCGCGTTTGTCAGTGAAAGGGATTAAGCGGAATTTCTTAGTAGCATGGTCGTAGCCGCCTTTCGCCTCAAGCTCAAACTGCTGCCCTGCCAAAAGCCCGGACGTGAACGTGATTTTGGCCGTAACACCATCCACGAGATAGATTGTGCCACTATCGTTTTTGGCGTTAAGGTCAAAGTCCATAGTGTCATCAATGAAAGCGTTTATATCACCGTCAACCAATGCAGTAACTTTGCCCGTGCGAGTCGGAAAGATTTTGTCGTAGGTCTTGCTATCCTCATCGCTGCCTATCTTGGCCGCCAACTGCGCATCCTCTAAATAACGCTTGCCGTCATCCGAAATACCGATAAGCTCGGTATTGGGTTCAACAACGGTGCCGTCATATAGAATGTGCTTTTTGCGATTGTAGCGGCGGGGATAAGGTAGTTGTAACCTCTCGGCATAATCATAAGAAATTCCAGATTGAAATTGTCCTTATTGCAAAGGGTCTGTAAGACTTGTAGGCAGTTATTCCCGGAGAATTGAAGCGTGAGAGCCTCGGTTTCGGGGCAGTTGTTTTCATCGAAAGCCCATAGCCCCGGATAATCACGATTGAGGTTGAAAATCAACACTTGCACAAATTCCTTGATTGTATAAGTCAAGTCAAATGTAGAACGGTCGGATTTTCCGTACCTGTCGCAATTACGATAGATTGTTTTCATAAGGTCATACATAGGCCCGTAGAAAATCGGCTCAAACGTATAATGGTTTGCGCCCTCAATCCCACGGGTTGTAGTAGTCCTTATAGAGTAATCGAATCCGTCAACAATGATTTTATCCCCCTTGTCGAAAGATAGCCATTTATCGGAAACGATTTGGAGCGAAATATAATCATCGCCCATAAGGGAGCTGTTTTGTGTTGCCTGCTTGACTACACAAAACGGCTCCTTAGTATTGAGCGTGATAATCTCGCCGTTGCGTTTGATTATTTGAGTAATTCCCATACCGTTATGGCGTTGGTTTCAAATTGCTCTATGTCCTCGATAACCCCGGTAACGATAATGTCATACTCGCCGGGGAGCGCGTAGGTATGCTCTACGGTAGTGTTGTTGCCACCCACGTTGAAAGTGTGAGTGCCATCGCCCCAGTAGATGTTGAGTAGCTTGTATGTCGATACAGTGATTGTTGCCTTTGAATTGCTGGTGCCGGATATGTGGCGCAACACTCTTTTCACCGGTTCATCCTCTGTGAGCTTGAGGGTGAATTTGCCAATCATAAGGTCATCATTATAGCCACCCCATTTCTTATCAACGGGGGATTCATCCAGTAAGTCAACCTCATAGACGAGTGGCTTTGCGGTCCCGTCATACTCCACCTTGAGGCGGCGCGTATGGTCGCCGTCAAAGAGCGCGAAAAAGCGGTTGCACCACTCCACAAATGCGCTGCGGCTGCTTGCCTCGATAAAGCATTGTAGAGTAATGGTACGCTCCTTGAAACGCTTGCGCTTGCGGTCGCGCACAACTCCGTGGTAGTTGTCGTAGTCCACCGATAGACTTTCTTTCTGCGCCAGCCTGCCAACAAGTCTATCAGAGGCCGACACATATACGCCGTAGTCCTTGAAATTTACGCCGTCAACGTAGTATTCAACATCGGTGTCGGCTTGCATTTTGAGGATTTCTTTCTCTGTCTTTGCCACGTTGAAGAGGCGCACCTCATCCAGCGTTGCAGTCGTTGTGAGCAATTCATCGGTGGAGAGTGAAAGTCCCGTGGGGTTTGCGCTCAACGTGCCAACATAGACACACTCGGCATTTAAGAACACTTTGAGCGTGGAGCCGCTGCGCACGAAAGCGACAAAATGCCACTCGCCCGGCACAACGTCCAGCCACTGCTCGTTGAAATTCTCTATACCGGGTAAATTTACGAGCCACCCCAGACGCTTTGTAGCGATTTTCACATACAACGTGAGTGTAAAGTCGCTTGTGAAAGGTATAGCCTGCGCCGTGCTTACCTCGCCGCCGCATAGGTCGAGAGCTTTGCCGGTCTTGGCTTGCTTGGTGAATACGGCACCGCCCGAAATGGTTGCGTCATGGCGGCCCGTGGAGTAGTCGTATGCCTTTGAGCCGTCCGGGTCATCAAAGGGCAGATACAAGAGTAAATTTTTGTCAACCATGATTAGTATGTGGTTTTATCGTTATAAGTTGCTTTGACTTTTGCGAGTGAGGATAACCCTATATACTCGGTTGTGGTATTTTCCCCATAGGCGTTGATACTGACATTCGCATCATTGCCTATCACGGAAAGGTGTAGCGTGGCATTGTCGAATAGGTCAATGGTAACAATGGCATTGTCGGAAACAATCACGGCTACCTCGCTGTCATGGCGCACATACAGGCGTGAAACGGAATAGCCGTCATACTCCAACATAGCTTTGCAGGCACCGTTAAGCACAACATCCGGCTCGTTTTTCATCGGGGGGAGTTCATCATCAATAAACACCCCGAAAGGCTCACTCTTGCCCTTGAAATTCTCTCGGAGAAAATCAAGAGTAGGATAGTTTTCGGAAATGCAAAAATCTATTCCTTTGATATAGAGTTTCACAAGTTCCTCGGTCGAAAGTCCGTTATGGAGCTTCCTTTGCCATAGACGGCACAAGCCTTTATTTATACCGTCCGTTTTGAGTTGTTCTATCAGTTCCATAGCCTACGATATACCTTGTGAGAGTAAAGAGCTGTCTTTTGTTTCTATTCGCTTGAGGGTCGCGTCAATCCGGGAGAGTATGGCGTTTGTATTAGCCGTGTTCTGCGATATGGCCGACTGTTGCAATAACTGTTCGCGCAATACGCTCGTCTGCTCGGATTGATTTATGATAAAAGCGTTAAGACGGCCCGCGATAACACCGCCTGTTTCCTCGCTCATGGCGGCCACGGCACCGGCCAGCGGGTCGCTTGCCGTATCGTCCTCAATATCTTTTATCCAATCGCCTACTGCGTCAAGAGCGTTAGTAAAGGTTTCGCCGGCCATTCTGGTAAGGTATTCAAATCGGGCTTTTTCCTCTTTGGTAAGCACACCGTCCGACATCGCCTCTCCCAGATATTGCACGGCCTCATCCATAGCCTTAGCGAGAAATTGGCGTTTCAGAGCGTCAATCACGGCCTTTTTCAGTACCTCGCGTGTAGTATCGCCCAAAGCCTTTGCCGCGTCCTCGCCGGCGCAATATGCGTCAACTATCGCGTCCGCGTATTGGTCGATAGCCTCTTTGGTTGTGGTCCCGGCGAAAGTTTCCATCATTTGCCGGTCTAAGTCCTCAATCTGCTGCTCAATCTGCTCTATCGCATCATTCCATTGCTGGATTTTGTTGTTGTCGGTCTTTTTCTTGTCCTTTTCAGCTTGGATTTGCTGGCGCATAAGTTCTTGCTGCTCTCGGAGCGACTGTTTCTGTTGCTCATACAAGCCCAGCATATCATCACCCTCTTTGGCTTTTGATAGCTGTTTGTTCAAGTCCTTAATCTGCGCCGTCAGTTGGGCGTATTTGGCAAAATCCCATGTTCTACGGGCTGTTTCACGCTGTTTCTCCAATGCGGCTATCTGGTCCTCTATCAGTTTTATGTTTTGTTCAAATCCGGCACGTTCCTCATCATTGAATACCCAGTAAGTATTATTAAAGGCACGTTCCAGACGAGAGTGAGAGCGTTCAAGCGCATCAATCTGTTTTTGTAGCTCCTGTATGCGCTTTTCGTATTTCTTATCATGGAGCTTGGCGAATATTCCTACAACGGATGTAATAGAGGAAATCATGCCGGTTACTCCACCGATAATATCACCACTCATAAACTTGCCAACCGAGGCGGCCGCATTTCCCAACTGCCCCATAAGCTCTATTGCAGTCCCCAGACCGTCAGCCACTCCGTCCATACCCAGAGCGTCAAACATACTTTGGAGCGAAGAGGCGCACTCGGTCGTTATATCCGTTACTTTCTCCACGGATTGAGTAATGCCATTCGCGGCGGCTTTTACCTCGCGCTCGGCATTTTCTACATCCTCTTTGCTACCCTCGCCTTTGGCTAACGCAGCTTTGGCTGCTGCGAGTTTCTTTCTCGCTTTGAGATAGTCATTAAAGAACGTATCAAGGGCAGAGAACGGGTTGAGTTGCTGAATCCTTTCTTTGGCTCGTGTAAGGCTATCAATAACGGCCTTAAAGTCCACGGGCGAGAGTTGGATATTGCCGGCGGCCAACTGTTGCTCAACATCCTTAATCAGCTTGGAGATTTGCCCCACGGAAAGAGTATCAAGGTCGCTAAACAACTTTTTCC